TAGTCTTTCTAGGTGAGGTATATCAAAGGTAACTATGTTATGTCCTACAAGGGTAATATCTGTACGGGTGAGTAGGCTACGCATCTTATCGTAATCTGAGGTAGTTCTTATCTCCCCACCCCAGTCCATAGACAGACAGTGAATCTTTGTAGGGTTGAATCCATCACACTCCATATCAAATACTACATAGTTCATTATCTTATCTTTTTCGTTTTCTTGTTTAGGCTTATCTAATATTTCTTCTATCCTATCCGTACACTTGGGGCAAGTATAGGTCTTATTAAACCTTTTATCAAATACCTCATGCGTACCATTACAGCAGTCATACTCACTTGTATCTTCAACAGTAGGTCTAACACTTTCTTCTAATAGCACATCCATCTTTTTATCTAATAGGAAGCAGTACCTATGCTTCTGTGTTCTCGGTAGCCATACACCCTCTAAATCTTTTGTAGAACCTCTTGGATTAACCCTTCCATCCGCGCAAAAGAAGTCTGTTTTCTTATCAGTTAAGCCATAATATTTAAAGTTACACACTTGATAGATACTGCCAACGTGCCGACTGTCATCGGCTAAGGTTATCACAGCCTTAACCTCCTTTTGTTTTAGCATCTTCATACTGTTACCTAACAGATAGCTTGTAGCGTTTGTACCATTAAGAGAGGGTAACATACATAGCCTACTTAGTTCTAGTACACTTTGGTCACTATTATCTAACCCAAACCAACTCTTCATTGCACTTATACCTTGGGGGTTACTAAACGTAGAACATCCCACAAGTTCATCTCCTATAAATATACCGTATGAAAACTTAGCAAAAAACTTAGCGTCCCCTAGATAGTGGTACTCCTTTATAAATTTGTAAGCTGCTGCTTTATCAATCTCAATTAAAGTAAATAGGGATTTAGCTTTCAACTCCCTATTCTTGAATTTATCTATTAGGGAAGCATTCATCCTTTAATCTCTAATTGTTGTTTAATTCTTTTCATTACTTTAAGTCTAAGGTTACTTATGGCTACACTATCCATATCCACAACCTTACTAATCTCTTTTTGAGAATACCCCTCGTAAGACATTCTTACTATTGTCTTAGCCTTATGTGTCTTGTTTATGTCTACTGTCTTGCTTCTACCTCCGTTACCCCCACGCTTATAAATCCTTATGTTATCTAAGGCTGTCATAAACTCCTTTACCTCTATCTCTTTATGGGCTGATGGTTCTACTGTTTGTGGGGGCATAACATCTGTTGTTACTCTTTTCCCCCTATCCTTACCAAGAACAGACATTCTTATGTTGTACATCATATATCTTATTGAGTGGTTCTCTTGGATACCCTTTAGGATTACATTGTGTACTATATCTTGGGGGGCTACTTGTGAGTCTTTAAACAGTAAACTCTTAGCGTACCTAACAAATATTTTATAATCATCCTCTGTTATCATATCTAGGTCTTGTAGCCATTATTATATCTGTCTGAGTGGATACCCAACTCTCACTTCTGTTTAGTTGCTTTGCTATCTTTCGTGGAGGCACACCTCCCCAAAACTTAATAGCTATTTTTGCTCTTTCTGATAGCATAGTTTGTTTGCTTTTAAAAACCCCCGCCAAAAAGTAACCTCTTCCAAGAGATTTATTCTAAGATTTAGCGGGGGTTTATTAGGTTATAACTTACTTAAAATTATTTTTACAGTACAGGTAGTACTTTATATGTCTATACTTTGTGTCTAATAACTCCCCCGCAACAAAACCACCAATAGTTTTAACAGCCCTGTACATAAACCTCTCTTGGTCATACTCTACAAATCTGTGTAGAAAGTTATGATCTGCTGTTGATAGTCCTATCACATCTTTATAGTGGGGTTGGTTATAAGACCAGTGGTGCTTTTCTTTACCCTTGAAAAAGATGTTGGACGACCTATTCTTTGCTTCTAGTTTTTCTGGGTATTTATCCTTATAAGCGTTCTTATATTCCTTAATCTTATCCTTCCTCTCCTCTATTGAAGGTAATATAACTCTGTAATCCTCGTCAACCTCGTACCTTGGGTTCTCTTTATAGAGCCTGTGATACTTCTCCCTAGCCCTCTTTTGCTCCTTCTCCACCCATTCGGGATCTTCTCTTTTTAACTCTTCTCTCTCTTTTACATCTCTCTTAGTACAGTCTTTACACTTATTCAAGTGACCATCGCCCATCTTCTTGTGCTTGTAATAAGCGGAGAGGGGCTTATCCTCTCCGCATTTAAAACATATTTTACTATTCATAACTTTTATTATTTGTTACAAAGGTAGTAAAAATTCTAACACTACCATTCTAAAAAGGCAATTCATCATCACTGTCATCATCTCCTCCAATACCCTTACTATTATCAGGGGTAGCTGCCACATATTGTGGCTCAGGTGCTTGCTCCTTATTGTTATCCCAATCATTCCCTTCCTCTTGAGATGGTGTAGAAAGGTACTGCTTGAGGTAAGGTTGAAGAACATCCTTATCAAGTTGCACTACTGTATCTCTAATCTCTCCTTCGGGTAGAGGCTTGGCTTCAAAGCTAGGCTCAAAGTAAACTGTCCTCCCTTTCTTCTTCTCTTCGGGATTAATACCACAAGTAATTACAAACCCACCACTAATATTAATCTTAGCATCAATCCAAGGACTAAGTGCTGAACCTTTAATAGAAAGGTTTATAAGTTCTACTGCGCCACCCTTTTTAACAAGTGCTGCGTATATACTTTTAGTATACTTACCCCCACTTAGGTCACCTTTAATGGATTGATACAGTCCTTTAGCTAATAAGTCCCCCTTAAAGTTCTTTACTATTAAGATTTCTTGGGTGGTATTCTTCACCTCATTACTGTATACACCTGATGAAGCCTTCTCATCGTAACCTTTAATGGTCGCTAGTTCATCTAGTCCTACTATTTGAAACTTCGTAGGCATATCTACCTTTTCCTTCTTTTCTTTGTCGTAATAGTAAAACTTACCATCACCCCCACTCCACTCTACAAATTTAGTAGAGGGGTTCTTTTGTTTGTCATCGCTTGAAATACTCATAATTTACTTAATTTAATTATTTAATTTTTAATCTGTCTGCTAATGTAGTAATAATTTCAATATCTGCCTCATCTGCATCTTCTCCGTAGATAAGGTGATCCCCTATTACATTTACTTTTACTCCTAGTTGGTCTGCTATTGTAAGCAGTAGTCCCATCATAGTAGCTTCTCCGTTCTCTAGGAACTCAAATTCCCAGTCTTCGTTGTTGTCTAGTTCTTCATTCATTTTAATTTATTAATTAATTTATATAGCAAAAGTATAAAGAAAGAATATACTGAACACACCTTCCATATTATATTAATGTTAAGGATTAGAATGGTGCGTTTTGGGGGGTGTTCCACCCTTGAGTCACAAGTCTTGACTTAGGTTGCTCTGTTTCTTGTGGTGGATTGTACATACCCTTACGCTTCCAATACTCTTTAATCGGGTCTACCCCATTACAGCTAAAACTACACAGGTCTTTGTTTGCTAACAGCATTACAGGCTCATCCTTTGGTGTTGGGCATCCCCCTGTCTCCACTTCTTTAATCTTGTCTACATGAATCTCTGTAACGTACTTGTTACCATCTCCCTTTAAGTTTCTGTGGGCTATAATAAAATCATCCGCTTTGTTAGGTTTCATCTGTCCGAACTCTACGTCATGCTTAGTTGGAACTTCCATACCCCCATCACTATTTCTACCCCTTGCTGCGGTACTTGTTATGTGGTCGGTAATCCATACAGCAGAGTAGTTCTCCTTAAACGTCTGTAGCTGATTTAAAGAGCGTAAGTTAACTGTGTACTGATTCTCACCTATTGGCAGATCAAAGGCGTTATAAGGGTCTCCTATTACTACATCATACTCAAACCCCTCATCATATACTATCTCACACTTCATTAGCCAATCTTCTGCTGTGTGCATCCTCTTAGCTGTAAAGAACTTAAAGTTGTTTTGTATAAAATCTTTTGCTAACTTATGGTCGGTATCATTAAACAGTTTGATACTCTTACCAATATAAAACTCCTTGATCTTCTTTCTTACGCTACCATCTCGGTTTTCCTTTGCATACATCAACACTTTCCAATCATGCTGCATAGCTGCAAGTACGGAGAAGTACCAAAACACAAAGGACTTCCC